GGAGGATTTTGTGCCATGTTCTGTAATCCTGATACATCTATATTAATACCCATATCAGATGCCATTTTTATAAAACTTTGTGTAGAAATTGTTGAGCGGGTTTTTAAATATTCAGAACGTCCAATAATATATTGAACTAAAGCAGATAATTCTTGGATTACCGACCCGACAACTTCTTTGATAAACATTTTAGCGTTTTTCTCTACCAAAATCGGTAGTATCATCAAGCTCAGGTTCTAATTCAGGTTCAACATCAGCTTCGGCGTCAGCGTCAGCGTCAACGTCAGGTTCAATTGGCCCAAGATCTACATCACCAAATTCTTCTGGCTCTATCATTTCTTCGCCGGTAAGTGAACCCATTGCTGAATCCATACTTGTCTTTGCTTCTTCAAGGGCGCCAACTAATGCACTTAATGTAGCTGTTTGTGCATCAAAATATACTTGTGTTGCATTAACACCTAATTCTTCTTTCATTGCTGAAGCTAAATTTGGTAAATCTTTATATTGCATTTCTGCAACATCTTCATACATTTTTGTAATGCGATCAAGCAAATCTTGTGCGGCTAAAACAACCTGTGCTTGTTCAACCTCAGATTCATTAAGTTGTTCATTTTCTTTAGCAATTATATCTTCGTATTTTAAACCTGCTAATTTTTTTATTCGATTAAGATCTTTATTCTCTGTTTTTTTATCTTCTAAATAGTATCCTGGTTCATGAAGGTCCTCTGTACCTGGAGTAAATTCTACTTCTCCGCCATCTTGATCAGACATATACCAAGTATCATCTTCAAATTCGTCAAGAACATAATCTCGTCCACCTAAAACAATCCGGTCACCTTTTTGATAGTTCTTAGTATCGTCTTTTAAATCTCTCGGATCTTCATATTCGCTATCATCTTCATCTTCAACAGGATTCAATTTTTCTTCTTCCCAACCATCAGCAAGCTCATCTTCATTACGAACTGTAATATCCTCGTCATCTACCCAATCTTCTTCATCTTCATCAGGTTCTTTTATACCTGGAGCAAGAGTATTTGCCTTTTTTTGAGGATCTGCTCCTTTACCAACCCAATTATATTCTTTCATTAATGATTCTAGAGCTTGTTCTATCATTAATGCCTGTAAGTACTTTGGATTTGATTCACTTTTATGAAAATCTGGTGATCTTTTAAATTCTTCAATTATTTCTGTGGTTTTTTGTAGCATTAAATTTGCTGATTCAGCATTAATTCTATTTGGGTCAATATGAAAGCCGAAATGACCTTCGAGTATTTTGCCTATTTGTTTAGATTTTTGTATGCTTTCTAATTCGTCGAGTTTCATTCTTAATTCCCTGTTGTTGATAGTATTTAGCCAAAGAAACAGAATTCACCAATTGTTTTCTAAGGTGTTTCATTTTAGCAATATTGTCAATAATTTTAATAATAAGAATTTCTTTACGATTTGGGTCCTTTTCGCTCTTTATACAGGTATTTAAATTCTCAAATTCGAACATTTTATAACTAAGTTGCTTATCAACCTCTAATAATTCTTTTGCTTCAGATCTTCCCCTACGATCTAAAATACACCAAGCCAAAGCATTACGACTACAACTAAAATCTATAGCATCTTGATTTTCTTTAAAAACACGAAAAGCTGAAAAAATGGGTGTAATTGTATAATTACTAAAAACTATATAATTACCATTCTTTTTTGTGATAATATTCTCAGAAAGCTTCTGTAGACTAGCTTTAGCCAGAGCTGTTAATTTATTAAATTTTTGATTAGTCGTTATCATATCTCTTGACTAGAGATATGTTTTAGCAATAAGCCAGGCACATGCCCCTAGTAATGCCGCGATAATAGAACTACCCCATGTTAATAATTGTGAAGTCCTACGGTTGTTCATATCATTCAATGAATCGCGAATCTCAAAAACTACTTCTTCGAGATGATCAACCTTTTCTTCGACTGTGTCTAACTTATCTTCCAAAGATTTATACCTTTCGGCACAAAGTTCGACGTGAGCCTCTAAATTTTCCTTTTCTATCTCTGTAGTAGTAGCCATTTGTACTAGTTTATTCTCTTATTATTTTATCAATACGAGACTAGCACCATACAGAGAATTTTCCTGCTATGTGTCTTATGTCGAGCCTATTTGTGCCTGTGTTATGTTTAAAATTCTATATATATGCCAGAAGCATATTAATATTACTGTTATTTATGATCTGGCAAGTAATCCATTAACTCTATATAAAATATGTATTACAATACTTGCCTTTGGTGCAAATTTTTTGATTTAACTTAGCATTTTCTGTAAGATTTGTTATAATTGGAACATTCTCAAAGTCTTCTATCAAAGTACCAACAGGACTTTGCTCATTACCATAAGCTGATATATTTTCTGATTCGAAACTAAACGACCAAATATTATAAGTGAACCCCACAGGCCCCATAAAATATTCCCCAAACTTATATTGTTCAATATTTTCAGCTGATTGAATTAAAGGTATTGATATTTCGATTGGCTGAGCTCGCATTCCAATAAGCTGAAGAAATGTTTCAAAGTTTCTTTGTTGATTTCTTAATTGTATTTCTTCCATCTTTCTAGGTTTTCTAGTAAACCCGGTTTTTGTAATATCACAAAGTGTAAAACATACTATAGACATTTATTTTCCTGGTGTTAATATTAATTTAAGGCTATTATCACGATCTAGCCATTTCTTAACTTGTTTTTTATAAAAATCTTGAAATAATTTAGTTTGCTGACATTTAAGTATATCAGACATAGCAGAGTCAAATTTATCATCCAAGTGTTTCTGAAAAGTATACCAGGTACCATATTCAAAATCGGCCGTTCCCTTAGATGATTCTTGTCGTATTAATCCTTGTAATAATCTTTTTTCATCATCAGTTGCGTTTTCTAATGATTTTACCTGAAGTGATATTGTTTCTGTATACTTTTCATGCTTAGTATCATCAGCTAAAAGTATTTTTACAATCTGATTTTTAAAACAACTACTATCTGATAATTTAAGAAAAGTTTTTAATGTAGAAGTTGCAAATATCTCAGTGGTTATTCCAATTAATATTGCAAATTCTGGAGAAACATGATAATCCATGGTGAATTTCAATTCTGGTTCTTCACCAAAACAATGAATATAAAAAGAACGAACTAATCTTGCATGCGTTGTTTCTTCTTTTTGCATTTCTTCTAACATAGATTGTATATCTGGCGTATTGTATGCAGAATGATTTCTTAATGCGGCATAAAGGCAAGCAACAAACATTTCTCCGTTAACCCAATTTTTAATTTGCGTTTTCCAATAATCTTGATTAAAATACTCAAAATCATACTCAGAAAGATAAGGTTTAACTACCTCAGTAATAGAATTAGAACCTAAACGTAAAGGGTCTGTTGAATCAATATTAACAAAATTAATTTTTGGTGTGAAATCGCATTTAACTTCATTTATAATTTTATCTGCATCGATTAAATTGGTTATATTCACAATGTAATCCTTAATAATGTTAATAATTTGTCCAATTGTTGTTTAATACCTGGGTGATCCTCGGCTATATTATCCCATTCATATGCATACTTTTCTAATTCTGTACAATATGGCTTATCTGCTGGACTTAATACCATAGTTTTTACCTCACTCCCGGCGTTTCTCATTGTTACTGTTTTGCCACCATCGGGAGTTTCATAAATTATTGCTATATCTTTTTGCTTTTCTTTTATTTTCGTATGACCCATACAAGTAATTATACAAGATTTGTAAATGGCCATTAAAAAACCCCGAACAAGCCGGGGTTTTTCTGGTTACGTTAAGTTGTATTATTATACAACTGCCGCCGTTAAAATACCAAGGTTTGTTGCTGTAACTGTTGAACTAGAAAGGTCAACAGAATCAACCGTACCTAAAGCACGTATTGCCGCTTGCAATGTTGCAACGACAACGGCATCACCGCCTTCAACAGCAAAGTTTTGCTGTGTATTAGAATCCACTAAAGGACCAATACAAACAACTGTTGCTGTATCTCCAATAGCACGTTGTACTGCGGCTTGAGCGCCTTCAGGACCTGCACTACCATTGATTGCGTTAATATAATCAACGACGAAGAATTGTAGATCTTTACCAATAGATTCTACATTGATAGCCTCAGCGGCTGGATGGGTTCTTGTTACTACTGCCATTTTGATTCTCCTAAATGTTCTGGGGATTATCCCCTACACTTATTTAGTAGAATTTACCAAAATTTTTTAATACTCTTACTATTTTATGGGAGATTTTGTTGATAATCTAGCGGATTTCATTAACTGCATATATAAATCAGTACTAATAGGTCGTCTTACAGCTTGTAATAACCTGGTAATAAGATTTTTTCTATCTTGTCTGTTAGCATATTTTGGAATCCAGTCTTGAACTAATCTTCTAGCCCATACCTGATCCCCAGATAGGCCTTTGAGGCGCCTTTGCATTAACATTAATAAAGCATTATTATCCATTTCATCTAAATCGCCATCTGCTATACTTCGTAACATACGTTTTAGACGAAGTTCAGGAATAGTAATATCCCAAGCATTAAATAATTTGTCAGCAAATTGACGCTGATTAATTACAAATGTAATAAAATTATATAAA